ACAACAAAATGTTTCTGAAATGAGTAAATCTCAATTAAATCAAATTGAGAAATACGCAGAAAAACAATTGTCACCAGAAGATATTGAATTTACTAAACATTTCTTTGATAGAGTAAACGATACTCGTAATGGTAAAGAAATATCAGAACCAGAATTGACTGGATTCTTTAAGAGATTAGCACGCCACAAAAAGGAATTTAAAGAGTTCTTAGAAAAATATCAACAAATTGTTGTTAAAGATAAGAGATATGATATAAACATTCCATTTGTAAGACAAGCAAATCAAATTATTGCTAAAACAGTAATGAGAAAAGATGATTTCAAAACATCTAATCCAACTTTATCGGTAGAGATTGCAGTACAAGTAGATAGAATTCCTGGTGGTTTAGCAAAAGGATTATCATTAAACGATATTGCAAAAAAACACGATGTATCTATTAAAGATATAACAGATGAATTCAAAAAAGGATATAAAGTAGAGCGTGAACATACAACTGATACTGAAATGGCAACTGAAATTGCTATGGACCATTTGTTTGAAGACCCTCAATATTATACAAAGTTAGCATCAGTTGAAGAAGATAGAGTTCCACAAAACTTTTTCTCATTTGGGACTGGATGGGATTACCATACTGCAATTGGAACTAATCCAAACAAATATAGAGGAAAAGCAAATTTCCCAACAAAAAATTCAGGTCAACCTGATTTAGATGATGAAGATGAAGATGATGATGTAAATGAAATTGGAATTGGTACTGGTCAAAATGGAATAAGACCAGAATATCCAAAAGGTGATAAATTATCTGATAGAATGAAGGATGTTGAAAAGGCAAGACAACAAACTAAATCAGATAAAGAATATCAATACAAAAAACTTAAAGAAGCATTTACAAAAGGACAATTATACGCTGGAAATCTTAAAATTGGTGGAGTTGTAGTTTCAATAGAAGTAGAATTAATCGGTGCTGATAATAAATCAAAAGAATTTATTACAAAAATAATTCACATTGATAAAAAATATCAACATAAATTGCCAATAGATGGTACTTTAAGAATACCTGCAAGAATTACTGGTGGTTGGAGAAAAATAAAAACTCCATCTGCATTTGAAAGTGTAATTTCAGAAATTAGTGCAATGGGTGATGGTGCAAGTTTCCAAAATGATGGTAACTCTACAACTGGTTATGCATGGAACGCAGATTGGAATGATTATGATGACCAAGGATATTATTTAGATAACTTACCTGATTGGACAACAATTAGTGATAAACCATCTGAATATGAAAAGAAAAAAGCAACTGACCAAACATTACCGGTTGATGCACATGATGATGGTAAAACTTCAAAATACAATCGTATTTTAAAACAAAATTTTAAAGAACCACATGAGTTCTTAAAAACCGCAGATGTTAAATTAACAGAAGCAATCATAAACGAAGGTGGTGCATATGGACATATGAATCATCCATTTGATACTGAAATTAATTTAACATTTGGACAATTAAAAGATATTGTAAATCGTGCATTGGATGGTAATTTAGAATTAACAAGAGAAAAAACCGATGGACAAGCATTAGCAATTAGTTGGGTGAATGGTAAGTTAGTTGCAGCTCGTAATAAATCACATTTGGCAAATAGAGGTGCAAACGCATTGGATATTAGTGGTGTTGCTACTAAGTTTGCTGGAAGAGGTGAATTAGAAAAAGCATACAACTTTGCTATGCAAGATTTAACTAAGGCTATTAAATCACTTTCTGATAAACAAAAAGAAAAGATTTTTAAGAATGGTGCATGTTTTATGAATATTGAGGTAATCTACCCAACATCAGTAAATGTAATTCCATATGGTCAACCTTTATTAGTATTCCACGGAACAATGGAATATGATATGAATGGTAATGCAATAGGTGAAGATGCTGAAGCAGGTAGAATATTAGGTGGTATGGTTAAACAAGTAGAACAGCATGTACAAGATAACTATACATTACAAGGACCACCTGTATTAAAGTTACCTAAATCACAAGACCTTTCATCTAAAAAACCAAAATATCTTGCTAAGATTTCTAAATTACAAAAAGAATTTGGATTAAGTGATACTGCGGGTGTTGCTGAATACCATCAAGCATGGTGGGAAAATTTTGTAGATAAAAAATCACCTTCAATCTTAGATAATAACATTAAAATTGGATTAGTTAAGAGATGGGCATTCGGTGAAAAGGGTTTCCGTATTGATAAGAACACTATTGCAGATGAGAAAACACTTGCATGGGCAACTAAGATAGATAAAGAAGACCATAAAGGTATCACAAAGGATAACTTAATGAAATTTGAAGATATATTCTTAGGAGTAGGTGCAGAAGTTCTTTCATTCACTGCATCAGTATTGACAGTGAACCCAGATAAGGCTGTTAGGGATATGAAAAAACGCTTGGAACAAACAATTAAAGATGTTGAAGCAAGTGGTGACCCTAAAAAGATAGAAAAATTAAAATTAGAATTAAAAAGATTAAATGCAATCGGTGGACCAGATAAAATTGTTCCAATAGAGGGTATTGTGTTTATTTACAATGGTCAAACATTCAAATTGACCGGTGCATTCGCATCATTAAATCAACTTTTGGGTATTTTTTACTAAAAATAACTCTTTCGCCATATTTATCTATATTAAAATAAAAACCTAATATATAATAATAATGGCGAAAGAGTTTAATAAGAAATTTATGCATCCAACTCGTAGAAAGTTGGTTGATATGGTTTTGCATGGTAAAGATTATGAAACAAATACAACTTTGGGTTGGACTGGTGAAAAAACACAACGTAAAGTAGGTGATATTTGGGAAGATGATACATACCGATACGAAAAGAAAGAAGGGTTTATATTAAAAACATCAAAGAATTCAGAAGCTTTTGATGAATTGCGTAAATGGAGAGATGAGCAAGGTAGATGTAAAAGTCCAACTTGTAATACAATTAAATTAACTCCAACTCATAAGAAATTAATTGAAAAGACAGGGTATTGTGCTAATTGCTTAGCAGAAATAGAAGGTAAAATTCGTATTGCTGGATTATGGGAACAATATGAAGATTATAAAATCTATACTCGTATGTTAGTTGAGGGCAAAATCAAATTAGAACAACTACAACAAGCCCATGCGGAAGCAAAACAATACTACGAATATACAAATGAAGATGGAACAAGTGAAAAGTGGGAATTACCACAACCACTTGAAGAAGTTAAAGCAGAATTAATGGAAATGATTGAATATGGTAAAGAGGAATTGATTAAAGTAGAGGAATTCCGTAATAAAGCATTTGAAATTCTAAAAGAAAACAATTTGGAACACTATTTGTAATATGGCAGGTGCATCGTTAAAAGATATTATAAAGATTGAGTATCAGAAATGTGCTGGTGACCCGATTTATTTCATGCGTAAGTATTGTATGATTCAACATCCGGTTAGAGGTAAGATTCCATTTCACTTATATCCTTTCCAAGAGGATACTCTTACTGATTTTAAGGATAATCGTTTCAACATCGTTCTTAAATCCCGTCAGACAGGTATATCAACCTTAGTTGCGGGGTTCTCATTATGGAAGATGTTATTTAATCAAGATTTTAACGTATTGGTAATTGCAACTAAACAAGAAGTTGCTAAAAACCTTATCACAAAGATTAGGGTAATGAACCAATACTTACCGAGTTGGTTAAAACAAACAACAGTTGAAGATAATAAACTTTCATTACGATACTCAAATGGTTCACAGGCAAAAGCAACTTCTGCAGCAGGAGATGCTGGTCGTTCTGAAGCCTTATCACTCTTAGTATTTGATGAGGCCGCTTTCATCGATAGTATTGAAGAGATATGGATTTCTGCACAATCTACCTTATCAACGGGTGGTAATGCAATTATCCTTTCTACACCTAATGGTGTGGGTAATTTCTTTCATAGAACATGGGTTGGTGCAGAAGAAGGTAGAAATGGTTTCAACACCATTCGTTTACACTGGTCAGTTCACCCTGAGCGTGGACAAGCATGGAGAGATGAACAAGAAAAGTTATTAGGACCAAAGGGTGCAGCACAAGAGTGTGATTGTGACTTCGTAAGTTCTGGTGATACTGTTATTGACCCTGCGTTACTACAATTTTATAGAGAATCATATTGCTTAGAACCATTAGAGAAGACTGGATTTGATGGAAATCTTTGGAAATGGGAATATCCTGATTATAATCAATCTTATATGGTAGTTGCCGACGTTGCACGTGGTGATGGTGGTGACTATTCTACTGCACAAGTATTTGATATTGTAAATTCAACACAAGTTGCTGAATATAAAGGAAAATTAGATACAAAAGATTTTGGAAATTTTTTAGTTTCACTTGCAACCGATTATAATAACGCATTATTGGTAATTGAGAACGCAAATATTGGTTGGGCAGTTATCCAACAAGTAATCGATAGAAATTATCCAAACTTATTTTATATGAGTAAGGATTTAAAATATGTGGATATTGCACATCAGATGTCAAACAAATTTAGAGCAGAAGAACGAGGTATGGTTGCTGGGTTCTCTACTACCTCTAAAACCCGTCCTTTAATTATTTCTAAGTTAGATGATTACCTAAGAGAAAAATCCTTTACAATCCGTTCTACGAGGTTGATAGATGAATTATTTACATTTATTTGGAATGGTAATCGTGCAGAAGCAATGAAAGGATATAATGATGACTTAGTAATGGCTTTATCAATTGGATTGTGGGTTAGAGATACTGCATTGAGATTAAGACAAGAAGGTATTGATTTAACTAAACAAGCATTAGGTGGTATAAATCAAAGTGTAACAGATATTGGTGGATTTGGTGGAAATAGTGCATTTGAAGAAAATCCGTGGCAAATGAGAGTGGGTGGAGCATCCGAAGATTTGACTTGGTTGATTAAATAAAAAAATGTATATATTTATAGTGTATAGGAGAAATATACCATGATAAAATTAAAAAACATATTCAAAGAGGAAGTAGAAGACTATCCATTTGACCAACCAGAACATAATTTTTTAGATTATGATGAATTAGATGTTGAAGATGAAGATGAAGAAGATTTTTTAAACTTTTTAAAAGGTTATGCTTCAGAATTACAAGAAGCAAATTGTAATTGTGTTTACGAAGCAGAATATCAAGGTAGAGAGGTTAAGTTAGGTAAACCAATGCAAGGTGATGTTAAAAAGTTTAAAGTGTATGTTAAAAACCCAAAGACAGGAAAAGTTGTTAAAGTAAACTTTGGTCAAAAGGGTATGGTAATTAAAAAAGATAATCCAGAACGTAGAAAATCATTCAGAGCAAGAATGAATTGTGACCAACCCGGTCCACGTACTGGTGCAAGATATTGGTCTTGCAGAAAATGGTAAAATAAAAAAATATGGCAGATACTTCATTTTTTGGTAGGTTAAAAAAACTTTTTTCACAAAAAGCAATCATTACTGTCACACCAGATGGTAAAAGAAAGGTTTTTGACTTTGATGAAAGACAAGAAACAAACCTATCATCATTAAGAGATAGATATACAAAGATACAAAAATCTTTTTATGAACAAGCAGGTGGTGCACAATCAATGGCATACCAACAAGTTCGTAGAGAGGTATTTAGAGATTATGATGCAATGGACCAAGACCCAATTATTGCATCTGCATTAGATATTTACGCTGATGAATCTACATTAAAGAACGAATTTGGTGAAATGCTAATCATCCGTTCTGATAATCCACGTGTTCAAGAATTATTAGAGAACTTATATTATGATATTTTAAATATCGAATTTAGTTTATGGCCGTGGACTAGAAATATGTGTAAATATGGTGATTTCTTTTTGGGATTGGAAATTGCTGATGGTAAAGGTGTAGTAAACGTTACTCCTTATTCACAATACAATACTGAAAGAATTGAAGGACACGACCCAACAAACCCAAATATGGTTAAATTCAGAGTAATGGATGATGCAATCGGTAAGGTTGATTATGACAACTTTGAAATTGCCCATTTCCGTTTACTATCAGATACTAACTGGTTACCTTATGGTAAATCTATGGTTGAGAATGGTAGAAGATTATGGAAACAATTGAGTTTAATGGAAGATGCGATGTTAATCCATCGTATTATGAGAGCACCTGAAAAAAGAGTGTTTAAAATCGATATAGGTAATATTAATCCTACCGAAGTAGACAACTACATGCAACGTATCATTAACAAAATGAAAAAAATTCCATTTGTTAATAAAGATACTGGTGATTATAACTTAAAATATAATATGCAAAACTTAACGGAAGATTTTTATCTACCGGTAAGAGGTAGTGATAGTGGAACTACTATTGATAATCTAAGTGGTTTAGAATATACTGCAACGGAAGATATTGAATACTTAAAAGCTAAATTATTTGCAGCATTAAAAATTCCAAAAGCATATTTGGGATATGAAGAGAACGTAAATGGTAAAGCAACTCTTGCAGCGGAAGATGTTCGTTTTGCAAGAACAATTGAAAGAATTCAAAAAACATTAGTTTCAGAATTATCAAGAATTGGTGTTATACATTTATTTGGTAATGGTATTCAAGATTCTGAAATGACTAATTTCGAAATTAGTTTAGTAAACCCATCTACAATCTACGAACAAGAAAAAGTAAATCTATGGTCTGAAAAGATTCGTTTAGCAACTGATATACAATCGTTGAAAATGTTGTCTAAGGATTGGATTTATGATAATATCTTTAAAATGTCTGATACGGAACAAACCGAACAAAGAGGTAAGGTTGTGGAAGATATTAAAGATACATTCCGTTACAATTCAATTGAGAATGATGGTAATGACCCTGCAAACCCACCACAACAAACTGATGTTGAGGAAAGTTTAGAAAATTTAAAGACTGAACTTAAAGGAAAAGTGGGAAGACCTCGCGAAGGTAATACATATGGTAAAGATAAACATCCTTACGGAAGAGACCCATTAGGTGATAATGAAAGAACTGCATCTCGTAGTAGAACATCAGAACACAAAGCAAAGAGTTTTATTAACGGAATTTCAGCAAAACGTAAGTATTTACACGAAACAAAAGATATGTTAGATGAAACTAATATTATCGATGATACGGAAAAATTCATTTAACTTATAATTTTTAATATTTATATACAGAAATTTTGAGTCTATCAAAATAAGGATTAACAAATGAGAAAAATAAAACATTCGAAATTCAAAAATACAGGGTTCCTATTTGAGTTATTAACACGTCAAATAACGTTGGAAATATTAAACAACGCACCTGAAGAAAAAGCTAAAAAAATTGTACAAGAATTTTTTGGTGGAAAAACTGAAATGTCAAAAGAATTGCGTTTATTTAATTTATTAATAAACGAAAAATAT